TGCTTAAAGATACAGACTTTTATGCCTTGTCAGATGTCACTATGACGGACGCAATGACTACTTACAGACAAGCCTTGAGGGATATTACTACTCACTCAGACTTTCCTAATCTGTCTGACGATGATTGGCCTACAGCACCATAGGAGTTTTTAAATGAGTAACTCAAGAAATATAGCCGACTCCGCGCCAGTAATCAATTTTCTGGACGGTGTAACGTCTAATGTTCAAACACAGCTTAATACTTTAACGACCGCTGTTGGAAATGTATCTGTTACTAACGGATCTTTGACTAAGACTTTTGCAGCAGGTGAAACAGCAGACATTACTTTAAGTAGTGGTGTGCTTGTACCTAATGTAACTGTTACTAAAGAAATATCTCAGACAGGTGTGACTAATAGTGATTGGGATGCTGCGGCAGGAAGTTATACATTAGAAAATTCTGCTCCATCGACCAGTTTAAGTTTTGTGGCAGGTAATGTAAATACCGCTACTTATAGCAATAAAACTGCAAACTTAACAGGTCAAAGCGGTACTGTTTATGGTTTAGCTTTTAATACTGACGGCACAAAAATGTTTACTTGCGCTAACGTGGGTGGCTCTGACAAAATTTATGAATACGCTCTTTCAACCGCAAAAGATGTTTCAACAGCCAGTTTTACACGCTCCGCTACCATAGCCCAAACTTCTTTACCTACTGGTTTAAGTTTTAACGCAGACGGAACAAAAATGTTTGTTGCTGATTATAATGGTGGTCAGGTTTATGCCTATGCTTTAAGCACAGGATTTGACATATCAACTTTATCGTATACTGGTACTTATGATGCAAGTGCGGCATTAACTGATCCCATTGGCATGACGTTTAATACAGACGGAACGAAAATGTTTTTGATGGATTACTCAAACGCATATGTTCAAGTCTATAACTTATCAACTGGATTTGATATTTCAACAGCAAGTTATTCAACTAATTTTAATACATCCAATGAAGCGACAAGTCCATACGGAATACAATTTAATGCTGACGGAACAAAATTTTTTGTTTGTGCTTCAGGAGTAAGTAAAGTTAATCAATACAATTTAACAACTGGTTTTGATCTTTCAACTGCGTCTTTTAGTAATAGTTTTTCAACTTTAAGCTCTCCGCTAACTAGTGGCGATATGTCTGCTATTGCTTTCATTGGCACTACTATGTATTTACTAACTTATAATAATCGCGCTTATCAATATGAATTGCCTTTCGGTGCAGTAGCTCTAGGTTCGGGGTCATTTGCTTCTGGAGATGTTGGTAAAACTATTATTGTTAATGATGGTCAACTTCTTTTAACAGCAACAAGTGGAACTTTTTCACAAGTCACAGCACCAACTTCATACGCTACAGCATCTTCTGGATCTTGGGCTTTAAATGCAGTGATATATGACGCAACTGCTGATGTGTTAAAGACTAGCGCATATATAGAAGGATTTACTTTAGCTAATGTGACTTACACTAATAAAAGCATAAGTGTAAGCAGTGATGTAACCCATCCGTCAGGGGTTAAATTCAATAATGATGGTTCAAAAATGTTTGTGTCTGGGCTGTCAAATATGTATGTTGCTGAATACAATTTAAGCACTCCGTATGACGTAACAACAAAATCTTCATATACTGCAACTTTAAATACTGGTCCTCAAGTTGTAGCAAACTTAGAAGATTTTTGTTTTAACAATGATGGAACAGCTTTATTTGCAGTAAGTTTAAACTACGACAAAGTTTTTCAATACACTTTAACTACTGGTTTTGATTTATCAACTGCTAGTTATGCTAGTAAACAGTTGTACGTTGGTAATCAAGAAAATCAACCAAAGGCAATTTCTTTTGATAGCACTGGAGAATATTTAATAATAGCAGGTTATCAAAACTATTCTGCTCATCAATATCAATGCAGTAGTTTTTTTGATATTTCAACAGCTAGTTATCAGAGCGTTAGTTTTTCTTTTGCGTCTCAAGATCCGTATCCAGATGGGTTGGTGTGGGATAGTGCTAATTCCAAACTATTTATGGTGGGTAATGGCAATCTTAGAGTATATGAATATGACTTAGCGTCTGGAAGTAATATTTCAACTGCGTCTTTTGTAAGAAACTTTCTCCTTAGTGGTCAAGAATCAACTCCAAGAGGCATTGGTTTTTCTCAAGACGGTACTCAAATGTACATTGCAGGATCAGGGCAGAAAAAGGTATTTCAATACGACACTTTTACTTCCTCAATACCAACAGGCTATCAGCCTTGCATTAGCGGTAACATAGATACAACTTACTGGACTGATTTAAATTCAACTACAGCAACAAATGTTGTTGGTGACGGTGGCGTTTTTTACGCTGTGTCTACGGATAACAAGACAACTTGGAAAGTTCAAGATGCTACTGGTGCAGCGAGAAGTATTGTTAAGAATAATTCTGGGACTTATCAATATAACTCTAACGCAACTTTTGGTTCAGAAACTTGGACTAACGCAACTACCAATACTGAAGTATCTGCTTTAAGAGAATCAATGGCTGTTGCTGTAAACAAAATGACTAGCACAACGCTTAATGCTTTAAGTGACGCTAATCAAATTGCGCTTGGCAATGACTTAGACTTTGCAGCTATTTTATATATTGCCTCTGGTTCAACAGTGCCAACTTATTCTGGTACTGCTTTAAACTATGATGCCAATGTATTAAACCAAGGCGTTGTTCTTGGCACAGACTATAACTGGGATGCTCCTGCTACCAACAAAGTTAGAATCACTACAGTCGGTGCAGGTAACTTTAAAGTTAGGGTGGTTTGATGAATGATAGCAGAGATAACTATACTAATTGCTTCGGCAGAAAAGGCTTTTAATTTAATTGAAAAAGGATTAGAAAACAAAAAGCGTTTTGACTCTTTGCATAATGAGATTGGATCAATTTTTGAAGCAAAAGAAAAAATTGATAATGCTCAAAATGAAATAAAGTTAAACAAAAACGAAAAATACGATGATGCTTCGTTAAATCAATACGCTCAAGAAGTCTGGAAAGCAAAGGAAGCTAGTAAAAAATATGAAAAACGGTTAAAAAAAATATTTAGTGATGCAGGAAAATCATCTGCTTACTATGAGTTTATAGCTATCAGAGAAACAAGAAAAAAAGAACTTATACAAAGAGAAAAAAAAGAAAGAGAAAAAAGAATAAGAATAGCAAAGAAAAAAAGAGAGTTTAATGAATTACTGTTTTTAATTTTTGTATGTGTAATTTTGATGGGCGGTGGTAGCTGGATAATTGCTTTTATTGGATCGTTATAATGGAGTATCAAGTGCTTTTTAATGTCGCTGTAGGCGTGTCGGGATTTATTGGAGGCTGGCTAGTTAATAGGGTCTTTGTCTTGTTAGATAGAATAGATGCCGATATGAAGTCTATCGCTGTGCAGTATGTGACTAAAGAGGATTATCGTGAAGACATTAGAGAAGTTAAAGAAATGCTTGGTGCAATCTTTAAACGACTTGAGACTAAGGCTGACAAATGAAACTTGATCCTGTTTTACTTAACATGGCCTGTTCATGGGCCATGAAGGCTTACAACGAAAATAATGCAGATACAATTAAAATAGAAAACAAGTGGACTTCTACTACTGCCTATTTTGTCAGGCGTAAGTCAGTAGATATAATAGTCTTTAGAGGCACACAGCAGGCCGCTGACTGGATTTGGAACGCCAGTGCTATCCCTGTACCCTATGCGGGACGCTTCTGCCACGGTGGCTTTGCTGCTGCTCATGCCTCTGTCTGGGGTGAAATCAAGAAGCTTATCGACTACAAGAAACGTACCCTAGTGTGTGGTCATAGTCTTGGTGGTGCTCTAGCAGAGCTAACAGCCGCTAAACTAAACAAGAAGCACCCTAACCTAAGCCTTATAACTTTTGGCAAGCCTAATGTATTTTTCAAAGGCTTTAAACGTGCTATGAAACTGGACGATCAAATCTCCTGCGTGATGGCCGATGATATCGTTGCGAAGATACCAAAGGTTATGTTCGGTCCATCTTCATCGCAGACCATGCTTTACTTTGCAAATTCTGGCAAGAGCTTTATAAATCCTAAAAAAGAACAAAAAGATGGCGGTATATCGGATGCCATTTCAGATCATTTTATGGAAAATTACAAAGGTCGGTTAAAGAAATTTATAAAGGAGCAAAAAAATGAGACTACTATTATTACTTAGTGCGATTGTAATGTTATCAAGCTGTACTTCTGTCCAGCAGGTTATAGACAACCAAGAAGTATATTGCAGTTCTTTTTACAAAGGAGTACGTGCTGTCGGTCGTAGTGCGTTAAGCGCAACCACTGGAGTTGTTGTACCTGATGTGTGCGATACCATCGAAGATATAGTAGCCGAGCAAGTAACCCCATCAGACGAGGTTGGCGCGTGAAGTTAGGAAGCTTGCTTAAATCGCTTTCTCCTCATATTGCTAGTGCGGCAGGAGGACCACTTGCTGGAATGGCTGTAAAGATAGCTGCCTCCAAACTAGGTATGCCCAGTACAGCAACTGCAAACGAGATTGAAGATTTAATTGAACGAGAGCCTGACAAAGCTGTTCTTCTGAAACAGGCTGATTCTGAGTTTAAAAACCGTCTTAAAGAGATGGAGATTGACTTAGAGTCCTTTAAGACAGAGGTCGAAGATCGAAAAGATGCAAGAGCAGCCTTTGCTACAGACTTAACGCCTAAACTTTTTTCCGTGTTGACCCTAATTTTATATGGTGCTTTTGTTCTTATGGTGACCATGCTTCCTCACGATCAAAATGATGAGACAATTATTAGTTTGGTTTTAGGTCAGTTAAGCGGAATATTAGGCACGGCAGCGGCATTCTATTATGGCGGCTCAAATGGAAAAAAATAAAATGATAAAATTATTAGAACAACTTAAAAGACATGAGGGTTTTGAAAGTCACGTTTATGACGATAGTGGTAAAGACATAGAAAACCATGGAAAGCTAACGATAGGAATAGGACGCAATGTCGATCCAAGAGGCGGCTTAGGCATAAGCGAAGAAGAGGCTATGTATCTCCTTGAAGCTGATGTCCTGCGCTGCATAAAGGAATTAAGCGGAGAGTATCCGTGGTTCGGACAGCTTGATGAGGTCAGGCAAGAATCTGTCATAAATATCTTCTTTAATCTTGGCAGTACAAAATTCCGATTGTTTCGTAAGGCAATTCAGTGCCTCGAAGGTGGAGACACGAAAGGAGCTGCAATTGAGTTTCTGGATTCTAAGTGGAGCCGACAGGTAGGCAATCGAAGCTTTGAACTTGCAGAACAATTAACTACTGGACGATATGCTGAATGAAACAACTTTTTATATATAAATTTAATATGGAGAGGTGTATTGATGGAGATTCTGTTATTGGTTCTGCTGAGTGCGGCTTTGACGTTAATGTACGGATTTCTGTACGCCTTAATGGTTGTGATACTCCCGAATCCAGAGGAGGAACTAAGGAAACCAAAGCACACGCAAAACTTGCGTCCGAATACACAAAAAAGTTTTTTACAGAGAACGGTCCGTTTTTTCTTGAGTCCCAAAAATTAGATAAATTTGGAAGGTCTTTAGGAAGAATTTACAACTGTAAAGATGAATGTCTAAATGATTTATTAATCAAAAACTATCTTGCAGTTGCTTATCATGGTCAAAACAAAAAAGAAGTTAAGGAAGCGCACGAAGCAAATAGAAAAATGTTAATGTAAAACAGAATGATAAGTTTTAGTTTCTTTCATGTAATCGAAAAATTTATTGCTAATTTCATCAGTAGAAAAAACAAATTCTTCAAGGTTTGATAAGTTCCAAGCAAGAGTGGCTATATAACTAAAATCATTTTCTGAAAAATTCTTTTCAGCACTCTCAATCCAGTCATCAATCTCTTCTTGACTTTTAGATACAAAAATTACTGGTTTCATTTTAATGCCTCCAACAGTAGTGGCAGACGATATACACTAGTAAGATATCGGTATTTTAAAATTCTAGCAGCTTCTTTGATTCTTCTGACACTTATTTTTTCTCCAGCTTTATAGTCTTGACCGCAGTCAGTTTCCCAAAACCAAAATTTAGCACAGCAACCCATAACATAAACTAAATTATCTGTTAAACAAACTGAAGCAAAAACATAAGCATCACATTTTTGATTTCTAAGATAATCTGTAAGCATTGCACTGTTATTACCTCCAACACGAGGAAATCGAGAGTTACTGCTTTTTACGTCTATTTTTATGTTTTCGGCTAAAAAATCGTAATCATAAGTGTTTTCAACAGTATGAGTTATATTTAACCCATTTAAAACCTGAGAAACTGCTAACTCGCCAAGAATGCCTGTAGCAAAAGAATTTTTATTGACTGAACGTCCATTCAAACTATCAGGTCCATTATCAGCAATCTCATGCCATAAATTAGGTATTTCAATTATTACTGGTGTCATAAGTCGGCCAAGGAACGTGAATTCCCATTTTGTCACCAAAATGTCTGTTGAGCGTTTCAAATACTTTTATGTATTCAACCTTATGTGCTTTAGACGTAGAGTCCTTACCTGTCATAGCTTCTTGTACAGGTTTCCATAAATGCTCTTTTACGCCTGACATAGTCCAATCAATAGATGCTTTATGTTCTAAAACCTTCTCCATGCCGTAACCAGCAGCGTTCAATTCATCAGCCATAAGCTGACACCAAACGTGGAGCGCGGAGTTTTGTTTTAAGCTACGCTGCTTACCAGTGGCCCATTTTATTACTATGTACTTATCTTTCGCGTACAAAGCATCTATATGGTCCTTGAACTGTTTCATTGTGTGTTCGCTGTTTACAACCCAGTGTTGACCTTCGTTAATTTGCATATTAAATATATCCCACAAAATTGATTCGCTCATTGTTACCAAGTTCTCTTTTTTCTTGAATAAGTTTGAATTGTTCTCGATAGTGTTTGGCAACGTCTTTAAGGTTTTTTTTGTAATCTTTAGCTAACCCAATGTTTTCACGTTTTTCTTGCAAAATATCGATAATTTGTTCACCTAATGTTTCTGTGGCCCAGCGGTGAAAATCTTCAGGATTACTGCCTAGTTTTTGGTGACAACTAAAGCAATGAGCAAACGCATTCATTGGATCATATCGTACAGCGTAAGCTCGCCTGCCATAATAGTGGCTGCAGTGCAATCCTTGACTGTTCTCTTCATACTGTTTTCCACAACACTCGCAAGTCCAATTAGTTCTGGCTCTTACGCATTTGCTAAAATATTTATCCGCTGGACTTATTTTCATGCAAAAACCTTCAAAATCAAATATTGATTATTATTTTTGTCGGCATATTGCTTAACTTTGTAATCAAATTTTTTTAATCTGCAATAAGCAAAAATTGCATAATATTGCCTTCGCATATCATCATAATTGTCAAAGGTCAAAGCCTCATCAAAATCCATTTCAAGAAAACTTTGAATAAAAGCATTCCGAGGCTGCTTAACAACCTCAGAATTTATTTTTATTACTTTAGGTTGCGGCCTCAAAACGGAATATCCTCAAATGTCGATTCTGATTTTTCTTGAACCTGCTCTGGCTGATCGACAGGCTCAGACCATTTAACTGACAGATATGGTTTACCACCATCGTCAGGCACATTTTTCCAGCCTTTTAAAGTAATTTTACCGCTACGATCCAGCGTCACTTTACCGCTGTCAAAGTCAGACAGTAGCGATTTTAAGCGGTCTACGTCTAGTTTAGCGTAGTATCCATCATCAAATTTACTTGGCGATAGATTTAAAAGTAAAGAATATTTGTTGCTCATTGAGGATCTCCGTTTGGGATTTTACATAAGTGTCGGCTTCTATCAGGATTGGCAAAGCCTTTTCAAGAAATTCATGATCTTTTTTTACTTCGATAATAAACGGTTTTAAATCAGGGTGGTAACTAGCAAAAAACATGGACGGAAGTTCCATAATGTGCATCTGCATCTGCACTTGCTGAATGTATTCCGTAGGTAATTTTTTGTTCTTCATATACCGCACATGGGTGCTTGCACGAGGACATTTGATTTCTATGGCACAGTCTTTTCCGTCAAAGGTAAAAACGCCATCAGGACTACAGCCTATATCGTGGTCATCTAACAGATAGAAACCAACCTCTTTGATATCGACATCAAGAATCGTCGCAAA